ATCCTTTCTTATTTGTGATACTGTTCAAGGTCTGCAATCCTGTGATTGATGACCTTGATTTCTTCATTTTCAACCGCATCTGACTGTTCCAATTTATAGACCCGGTCAATGACTTGGTTGTGCTTTTCAACCTTTTTTTCCAACTGTTCAATGCGGAAGTTCACCAACTTGGAATTGACAATAATTCCGGCAAAAGTTGCAAGGAAACTTCCAAAAATGGACAGTAAGGAAACAAGAACTTCTGATGTCACATCTTTCACCATTCCTTTCTGTAAATAGTAACCGCCCTGTAAGGCTCACATTTGCCCTACAAGGCGGTTTTGTGTTTAGGGGTATAAATTCCATACCCTATGGGGACAAACTTGCCTGTGTGGTCAAATCATAGGCAAATCACCCCTTTCAGACACTTGCTTCTGTCCACCCATAGACACCCGGTTCCCAAACATTGTTGTCAATGTCAGAAGTCCAAGTTTTGTCTTTATGGGAAACAATATCACCCTTCATGTATGCATCAGTTGCACCAAGGGGTTGTGTCCATACAGAAACACCGGAATCAGTGAAACCAACTGCCTTGAACAAAGACACTGCGGTGTCAGGTGTCCAAGATGCCTGTGAAGTGTGTGCCTGAATGACGGTGTAAAGCTGCGTTTCACCATCTGCATTCACCCCATACTTCACGATTTTACCGACTTCATAATTTTTGCCGATTTCCCAAGGTTCATATAAATCAGCAATTTCCATTGCAGTTGTATCATCCAACTGCATCTGACCAGCCATAATCTGAAAGAACCTGTTCATCTGTTGTGCAATGAATTCTTTGTTTGCCATTACTCATTCACCCCCAAAATAGTGTTCATCAAATGGTTCAGTTCCTTGTTCTGCTCTGAAATCATTTCAATGAATTCATCCTTGGAATATTGGACTTGGTTGAATTCAAATTCAGTGTGAACATCACCGTCATGGTCAACCTTCACTTCCTGAATGTCGGTATTGACCCAAACACTGAATTCATCAACAACCTGTTCTTCCGGTCTGACTGTGCTTCTGATTCTTCCGTAATCAACCATTGCTTTCACCCTTTCTTTTTAATGTTTTGCAGATAATAGTTTTCTGCATATTCTTCAAGTGGTTTCAAATATTTCTGTTGCAGTCTGTAACTGTCACAGTGTTTCAACCACCCTTTGTAAGAATTGATTGAACACCATTCTGAATAGGTCAGTTCTTGTCCGTTCAATCTTTTCTTATTTATGGCAACCATATTCACCTTGAAGTTTTTGCAAGTGCTTTTTCTCAACAAGGTGAATTCAAGAAAAGACCTGTACCCTACATAATCAAGACCCCTTTTGAATGTGGGAAAGACCTGCCAATTTTCCTTGACTGTCAACTTCAATTTGGTATGGAAGTATTCATCAATTTCTTTTCTTAATTGGTGCAGGTATGCTTTTGATTCATGCAAGATAACAATATCATCCATGTACCTGAAATAATGCTTTATACCTTTGACTTCTTTTATCCAGTGGTCAAATGCGGAAAGATAATAATTTCCACTGTACTGACTTAAATAATTACCAATGGGAATGCCTGAATCACCCGGTGTTGAATCAATAATTTCATCAAGCAACCACAGAAGGTCATCATCTTTGAACAACCGCCTGTATTTTTCTTTTAGAATCTGATGATTGATGGAAGGGTAATACTGCTTTGCATCAATCTTCAAGCAGTATTGTGACCCCTTCACATCAGTTTGCATTGCTTTCTGAATATTGTGCAGACAAAGGTGAATACCCTTGCCCGGAATAGCAGAATAAGTGTCTGCGGTGAAGTTTCGCAAAAGGATTGGTTCAATCACTTGCAGAACTGCCCATTGACAAATTCTGTCCGGGAAGTATGGCAATTTATAAATCAACCGTTTCTTGTTACCATCTGTCTTGTAAAAGGTTTGATATTCAGAAGTGTGGTATGTCTTATTGATAAGCATTTCTTGAAGTAACCCCAAATAATATTCAGGGTCAGCATCAACCATCTTGACTTCTTTGTACCATCCTTTTCCTTTCTTTGCATTTTGGTGTGCAGCTTTCAAGTTATCCATAGAACATATTGCATCCCACAAAGTGCAACTTTCGTTGCCGATTGGATGACTGTGTCTTTTCATATTTATGGATTCCTTTTGTATGCACTTTCAAACTGAACCTTCAAACGGATTCAAAATCCTACCAATACAGTTCAAAAATTTATTTTTATGTTTTGCCATGTGGCAGGGCAAACAAGTTCACAACATTTTGGGTTTTTAGTGCATTTAGTAGGTGACCGCTGATATTCCGATTACGATTACTGACACTGTTATTACAATTCCAATAGAAACTGCCTGCATTAGTACCATTATTCCAATTACTGCCTAATTGAGCAACTTAAAATAATGCTTTTTTACAGGTAATCTTTCATATCAGTTTTTGTTTGCCCATTGATTTTCAATTAAACTGTTGCACTGGGTACATACAGCAGGCGACCGCCGATACTCCGATTACGATAACCGACACCGCTATTACAATTCCAATAGAAACCGCCCGCATAAGAACCAATATACCAACTACCGCCCAATCGAGCAACCCTGTAACCGTTCAGATTTGCGGTCACATAGGTATAGTCACCAACAGGAAGTGCGGATGTACCACCGATTTCAGAAGGCATCAGCAACCAGTCAAATTCTTCATTGCCATAACCCATTGCATTGATATAACCACTTGCATTTGCAAGGGTAAATCCAACCGGTTCATAGTTGTCAGAATTCTTGGATTCATTGAAGGTGAAGTTGTTTGCAATGTAAGGTTGACCACCACCCATTGTTCCATCACCCCAAATGTTGACACCCTGAATGTGCTTCCAAATGTTGCCCCAAGGGTTTTCAACACCACGATAGGAAACAGAAACCTTTCCTGCGGTTGTGTACGGTGTTTCAGCACCACCAATTTCATTGATGGTTTCTGCTGCCTGACCTGTACCATTACCAAGGTCAGCAGTGGAACCGGTAAGACTGGAACAGTTGTATGCAGAATTGTCAGTGATACCAGTGACACCACTTCCAATGCCTGTCTGCGTGTTCATTGTACCAAGTTCAACAATCATCAGAAGTTGATTTGCAGAAGTTGCCTTGATGGTTTCAAGATGCCAACCTGAACCCCTGTTCTGTGCCATAGATTCAAAGTTTGCCTTTGTTCCCATTCCACTTCTTAAACCACTGATGGGTTTCTTTCCTGCAATAGAACAGAGCAAGTCACCGTCAGCATAGGCAATGGATTCATCCACACTGTCATTCACATAGGCATCTGCGGATGCATCAAACATACTGCCTTCATAAGCAGACAGAAGGATGTAATCAACTTCATTTCCGTTTGCATCATAGAATGCCGGGTGAAGTTTGAATCCAGTCTTGGGTCTGCTGCTGACATAATAGTTTGCTTTTCTCAAATTGTAACCGATACCGGAAACAGTGTTCTTGTCAAAGACAAGGGGAACAACCTTGTAATAGAATTTGGGTTGATACACCATGACCTGACCCATTGAACCATCTTCTGCATAATCTGCATCACCAAAATATGCAACAATAGTTCCATCATCAGACACATTGCATCTTTTTCTTCCACCGAACATGGGGAATGCATCAAAATCTTCACCTGCGGTCTTGTCATAAGCACCGGCAAGTCTTTTGAAGGTCTTGTTCTGATAGTCAACACAGATTCCGGCAATATCTTCATCAGTGTAACCAAGATATGCTTTTATATCTTCCACACCGGTCAGAATTTCATCTGCCTTGAAGTTTTCATCAGAAAGGTTTGCAATGTTTGCAAGTGCCTGACTGTTCTGTTCCTTCAAGGAAGTGTCAAGGTCAGATGCAGTCTGAATGGTTGCAGAAAGGGTTGTGTTCATTTCCGTTGCCTGTGCAATGACTGTGGAAAGGTCAGATTTTGCGGTTCCGGAATTATCAATGACAGTCTGCAACTGGGTCTTTGCAGTATTGGCAGCACTGATGGTTGAATCAAGGTTTCCTTTGGATGTGGATGCCTGTTCAATGGCAGTGTTCAGGTTTGCCAATGCGGTTTCAGCAGCAGTTCTTGCACTGTCAAGGTTTGCTTTTGCGGTATTCGCATTATTGGTTGCAGTGACCAACTGTGACTTTGCGGTGTCTGCATTGGTCTTTGCGGTTTCCGCATCTTCGGTTGCTTTTTCAAGGTTAGTCCTTGCAGTGTTAGCAGTGGAAGTTGCGGTCTGCAAGTTAGTTCTTGCAGTGTTTGCGGTTGCGGTTGCATTTTCAAGATTGGTCTTTGCAGTGTTTGCAGTTGCAACAGATGCATCCAAGGCAGTCTTGATTTCGGTTGCATCTTCGGTCATATCACCAAAGGTTTCAACCTGTCTGTCAATAGCTTCCTTGTCAGAAGTGATTTGGTCTTTGATGTCCTGATAACTGTTGTTGTCATCATTCACCTTTTCCAATGCACCAATGATGGAATCCCTGACTTCTTCACCATACACCGCATTTTTGATTTGGTCTGTGTACTGTTTGATGTCAGCCATTATTCTTCACCTTCCTTTTTCGTTTCGGTCTGATTCATACTGTTATAGTCTGAAACCAGTTCAAGGTTTTTTCTTGCCCTTGTTTCTGCAAGGACTTCAACAATAATGCCTTCCATCAGATATGCAGGAAGATTGGTTTCTTCTGTAATCTGATTGAAGGCAGTGATGAATTTTCCCTTTGCATTTTCCAAAAGAATTGACAAAGGAATGGGTTTCTTCTTATTATCCATGTTTCATTTCTCACTTTCTTATAGGTAATTGAATAGGTTCATGAATTTCTTCATCAGAATCCAATGTACTTGCATTCAACTTGGAACAGAAGTCCAATTTTTCTTGCAAGGTATATGGGTCTGACCATTCCGGTTTGGTATAACCTTCACCGGACAATTCCTGAATTGCTTTGATAAGATAGAAAATGAATTTCAATGTCTTGATTGACAGGTGACCATCACTTTCTTCTTTGACCAGTTCAGGTGCGAATAATTGAAGTTGTTGTGCAATAATACCAACAGGTTCATGTTCACCGCTTCTGACCCAATCAAATTCTTTCAAGTCAATTGAATTTAACAATTCCAATGCATTGACGGATGTGGGATTGATGTTCTTCTTCATTCTTGCATCAGACTGATTGTTGATGTCCCAGTTGTGCATATCAATATCAGAATA